CATGATGTTCTCCTATATATAATCGTTAGCGTGGTTTTGTTGATCGTTATTGTGTGTTTTCTGTTAAAACAATAACCACATTACTCAGATTCGGTTTTTCATGGTGCGCAGAATCTTTAAAATCGGCTGGCGGGTTGTTTCTATGCTCTGGGTTGGAGTACACAACAGCTAAATTTAACGACTCCAGATGATCTTTGATTTCTCTCAATATTGAGCTTTTACCTGTTTGTGTTGAACCTGTAACACTGATTGAAATAGTTTTCATGATGTTCTCCTTACGCGTGCGTGATGCCACGAGGGTCGCCAATAACGGCCTCAATGGAATCATCGTTCATTAAACGGTACTCTTTACCAGATACAGTAAAGCGCGTTCCGGTGTTCATACGAAACATTACGTAGTCCCCGACTTTGCACCATGGTTCACCACTAAATCGGTCTTTGTCGGTATAGGCTTGTTCGCCCATATCTATCACAATGCCCATAATGGACATGATGTACTCACGTTTAAGCACAGAGTCAGTCTTGATAAGACCACCGTCGTACTCAGTTTCTACTTCAGGTAGTGCTACCAGCACACGATAGCCTACAGGTTTAGGGAGTTGCGCCTCGAAAAGCGCTTCTTCCTGTTCTTTCCGTATGTGCGGAGGCACAGCGAGGATTGAATCAGTCATCATCTTCTTCCAAATAGTTTTTAGCGAGGTCTTCGATATGGTTTAGACAGGCATCGTATCCTCGGGTTTTACCTGTTAGTTCCCTGTATTCAGCGAAGTCTTTAGCTCCGCCTCCACAGAGAAATACTTGCAAAGAGGCTTTATCCTCTAAGATTTTGTCGCGCAGTACGTTAAATACTGTTTTAGCCATTACTTATCACCTTTTGGGACTTTGGGTGTGTTTTGTAGGGATTCAAATAAAGCCGAACCCCGCATTTGCTTATCCGCTTTCTCTAGTTGTTCTTGTTTTCTTAGGTCAAGGTCTAATTGAGTGTTGTCCTTGCGGCGTTGCGCGGCTTGCCCTGCGCCTGCTTTACGCTCGTCTAACTCCAACTCGGCTTGCTCTATTTGAATTTTCATCTCAGCTAACTTGGCGTCTAACGCTAGTTTCTGCTGGGCTAGTTGTGCGTCAGTTTGGTCTTTCATAGCCTTACGTTGAGCTTCAGCTTGGGCTACTTGGGCGCATCGGCTGATCTTTCTGCATCTTACGCTGACCATCTTGCTGTTTGATCTGCATCTCTTGCTGCTGTAGCTGGAACACAGGGTCTTTGGCTTGCTCTTGCGATTTCTTCTGTGCTTGCTCTTGCTTATTAGCTGCTGTTACCTGTCTTCCTGCCTCAGATACTAAGCGAGCCAAGTTGACTTCAATGTCTTCTGGCAACTCAGAATCAGGTGCGGGTAATGGAACACCAAGTTTTTCTTCAATCTTCTCTCTATATAAGAAGGCTGTGTGTTCAGCGATATGGGCTTGGATAGAAGCCGTAATCTGCTTAGCTTGCGGGTTTTGCCCTATAGCTGCGGCAATGAAGGGGTCTTCAAGGAACGCTTGGTGTGCTGCGATGTGTGCTTTATGGTCTTGGTAAATAAACGCCTTAGCAGGGGTTCCGACCAACATAGCCATGTTTTCACTAACTGGGTCTTTCGGTGTGGCTTTGTCCGAAGACGGTACTAGCTTTTCAGCGTTCTTTACGCCTAACACATCTATCATCTGACGATGTAGTTCTGGTAGGTCGTATATCTGTGGGGCTTGCGTAGACATCTGGAGGACTGTCTGATACTGGACAACACGTTGTGCCATGGTTGTGTTGTTAGGATCACTTACAGGGATGACCTCAGTCATCTCGTAGTCCGAGCGTTTAGCTGATACTTCCCCACGGTGCGGCTGGTATTCATACTCGGCAGGTGCGTGTTCCGCCATAAGCTCTTTAATCAGCTTAAACTCTTGCTTCATGGAGTAATGCACACGTGCTTGCACCGCAGCCATAGGCTTAAGCGTACGTTCTAGTATCGCAAGAGTCGTGCCAACTGGAGCGTTAGCGGACATATCTGAGATGTCCATATCTGCGATAGCGCCTAGGCGACGGCCTTCGGTAGTGATCTTGTCTAGTAACGCTAGTAGTGTCTGACTAGGTTCTTTGTACGGTAGCGGCATGATGTTGTCGCGGATCGCACCTGACGGCACATCGACATCCTTCCACTCCCCCGGCTCAATCGGCGTATCATCACCCTTAATACGTAACCCGCGAGCCTTTAAACCGCCCGGCAAATTAGNCAANGTACCAGCGTCAACCAACTGACGGATAAGTGACGTACCTGCGCGTGCGTAGCCCCCAATGATATGGATTAGACCCATACCGTAAAAACCAAAGCCCGGAACGTAGTTGTAGTGTACGAAGTGGTTACGCTTAATATATAAGTCGTCTTCCGCTTCCTCGTCCCAATTGCGGCGTATAGCTAGTATTTTGCCTGTGCCCTGCTCTATGGTAACTACGTACGGTTTAGCGATCTCGTCTTTATCGTCGTCTAACTCTTCTATAAACAAGTCAGCGTGTACTTCAAACAAAGCGAAGCGGTTGTCGTCATTTACTGAGTAACCACCTTCTTCTGCCTTGCGCTCTTCAATGTCTGTATGGAACGCTTCTGGCTCACCTAACTCGATGTCCGCGTAGAAGCCTATAGACTGTAGCTTTTTAACTTCGTTAACGGTCTTACGCATGATATGAGTCACACGCTCAGCAGTCTCTATAGTAGAAGCACCATAAGGCACGATAACGTCTTCTGCTGGGATGTAGTTCGCGCATACGCGACCCATGTTCGGTTCGTAGTAAACCTTCTTAAAAGCAGAGCCTGATAGACCTAAAGAGTATAAGAGGCGCTCGTGCTCTGGACGATACTCAACCATGTTCTCGGTAAGTTCGTAGTTCATGTCAGCGCGCACGCGTTCTGCGGCCTCCATCTTGTCGTCGTCTTCTTTACCTAGCACTTTAGTTTTCACAGGGCCAGCGGCAGGAAACGTCTCAGACATAGCTTCTGCTTGGAACCGTATAGCTGCTTCAGCAAGTACCGTAGAGTACACCCCACAGGCGTTTTCCCATGGCTCTGTACGTTCTTCGTACTTAAATCCCAGTACATCAAGCCCATCAATATAGGTATCTGCCCACTCTTTACGGCCTTGGATGTCTGACTCGACTAGCTCCATAAGATCGCTAGACAACTGAGTTAACTCGTTTTCGTCTAACTCTTCCGCTAGGTTGTCTTCAAACTCATTCTCTCCACGCTCGTCGTCTGGTATAAGTGTGATTTCAACACTGCCATCGCTTAACGTGACTTGCTCAGGATCGATAATCTCAATCTCAAGTGCCTCTACGTCTTCTGCTGCTTCTTCTATACCTTGTGGTGCCTGATATAAACCTTTTTCAATTGCCATTATTTTTACCCTTAGTAGTATCCGCCCCTACGCGAAGATTTGAATTGTTTTATCTCGTCTTGTTCATCTGTGGGTAGTCGTATAAACCCACCTTGTCTAAATCGCATTAGCGCCATTACCATGGAGTCAACTAAGTCATCGTTACTAGCGAACGGGAAGCCCGCTACTTCATCTACAAGCTCTTCAGCCCAGCGCGTAGCTGGAACCCAGCACAGCCCTGAAGCCACAATATCTGTTACAGAATTCAAACGTGCTAACTTATCACCTGAACCCCTGTGTGGAGTAAACTCCGATACGGGCAACCCCATACGGCGCATCTCTTGGTATATAGCTACACCGGAACTCTTCTTTTCCACGATAAACGCATCGGGGTTCCAAGCATCGTACTCTTCCATGCACATCTCTTTAAGTTCTGGAAACTCCATCCTTCTCTTTATACTATTTAAGAGCATGAGGTTGTACGCGTCAGTCTCTTCATTCATAAAGACGCCCCACGTGGTCAGTGCCGTGTAATCCGCACGGTTATGCTTCTCTGCCGCCGAATCCAGCGACATGATCACAAACTCACATGCAGGGGGTCTTTCTCCGCCCCACATCTGCCACCACTCACGTTTTACTAGTGCCGCTTCCTGTGATGTGGGCTGCTGCTGGTACTGAGCGTTCCACTGAAAGTTAGGCATTGACGCTTTGGTACGCAGTAATGCTTCTAAGTCAAAGAACTCTGGCCACAGCGGTTTCTCCACTATTTGCCCAGTCTCTTCGTTTTCTATCTCTAGTATTGCTGGAAATTCGATCACTTCAAACTGATCAGACCGCTCATTGTTGACCATATCCTTGATTACACGGCCAGTCAGGTCATCCATATGCCATCTTGTCTGTATAATAGCCACTCGACCCCCCGGCATAAGCCGAGTTCGGGCACCAAACGTGTACCACTCGTACGCTTTCTCAAAAACAGAGAAGTTACCGTTGATAACGTCCTGCTCCGAGTGCGGATCATCGATCAATAGCAAGTCAGCACCCCGTCCCGCTAGGGCTGATCCCACACCACAGGCGTAATACTCGCCTCCGACGCTAGTGTTCCACCGTCCGGCTGATTTAGAGTCTTTAGACAGGCCAACTGTAGGGAAGATGGCTGCAAATTCCTCGCTAGAGATCAGATTTCGCACTTTTCGCCCAAAATCTACTGCTAAATCGGTGGTGTGGGATACCATCATGACTTTTTTGTCGGGATTTCGCCCTAAAAACCACGCTGGGTAGAAAATAGACACTAGTTGGGACTTACCATGACGTGGTGGTATGTTTACACACACCCTATCACGTGTCCCGGCCTCAATGGCCATAAGTTCGTCGGCCAAAATCCTGTGGTGCTTGCCCACAAGGAAGTCAGGCATCATTAATTTAGCAAATTCTATAAGATCATCGTACGCAGCGGCGTTAGCTTCGCGCCCATCAAGCTCATCCACAATAGTATTGATCTCAGTGACTTCATCATCTGAGTAACTATCGAGGTTATCCAACATTACTTGGACTTCTGCTCTTGTGAAGTTAGTCGTCGTCATAGATTGTGTCGTCTTCTTCACCAAATGCTTCAGTTATACTGAGAGGTTTGCTTTCAACAACTACTGCGTCTTCTATTTCTTCTGGGTTTACGAGTTTTTCTAGCTTCCCACGCAGTTTTGCGCGTAAATCGTCACTTGATTGGTGGGTAACCGTAATTTCTGACTTCTCTGCGAACAGTCCTACGTCCGATACCTTGCCTAGTAGCTCTAAAGCACGTAGCCGTATCTTGGCATCAGGGTTTTCCGTCTCTAGTACTAGCTTGTTGGTTACTAGGTGCCTTATATGCAGAGAGTTTGTAACCACGGATTGGCCGAATTCGGTAAGTATACTGTCAGTTAATATAAGAGAAGCTGGGCGTAGTTTCGCCATGTTTGTAGGGGTAGCCTTCTTGGAAGTGTGCGCAGGGTCACCTGCATAGGCAGTGGCTAATGCTGCGGCTGTGTCTTTATCTTCCTTAGTAGGTTCTATGTCCAACCCATGCTCCGCTAGGAATAGCGCCGTATTAGCAGCCGCACTCGCCGAAAGCGTGAGGTCGGTAAAAGGATTGTCATCCGAAATAGGCACGCCTAGTTCAGGTTCAATAGATAAAGCCATAGTTGTTTCGCAGGTGTTAACCAGTTTCCACAAATATACTACAAAAAATTTTTTTGTCCAGCGAATTACAACATAGGGGGGCTTCATACCACAAATTAAAAAAGTGGTACTTCAAATAGCGTATTTAAAGGACTAGCTTTTTAAAGAGACCGCTGCTAGCAGAGGTCTTACAGAATTCAAACAAGTCTTACAGAATTCAAAAAAGAGACCGCTGCTAGCAGAGGTCTTACAGAATTCAAACAAGCACGTTACTCGGGTAAAAAGGGGTACTTACGTGCTTATGGGGTGGTTAAAAAGTAACCAGAAACGTATAAATTTGAGAAAAAAATGATTTATTCGTG